TACCCTTCGTTCAGATTCTCCTTCCAGTCCTGAAATAATTATTGAAAGATGGTCAAGCACTATATATTTGCAACCACAACCTCTAACTAAATATCTAATTTTATTTAAAAGATTTCCACTTTCTGTACTTCCAAAATGGTCATAGAAAAAACATTTGGTTTTTATTTTATCCCAAGCTTCTTTTATTTTTTCTTCAGGAATTTGTTTTCTAACATCTGGTAAATGAATTAATTTATTAAGAGGAATAGAAACTAAACCTCTAACACTTCTAGTTACTCCCTCTTCCAAAGCGACATAACCAATAGTATTTCCTTTAGTAATTAAATCATAAGCTATCTCTCTACAAACTTGAGACTTACCTGTTCCTGAGCCTGCTGTTAAAGTAACTATTTCTCCAGTTCTAATTCCTTTAAGTTTATTATTTAAACCTTCCCATAAGTAAGGCGTTGAATGTTTACTGTCATCTCTGATTAATAAATCCCAAGTATCTTTACCTGCTACAATTCCTTCAGGCGTATAAGTAGACGCACCCCATATACTATCAACTAATTCTCTAGTCTTTTCTTTGACTAGCATTTCATTAGCATCTTTAAGAGGTAGTCTACCTATCTTAGCCTTGCGAGGAGAAAGTAATTTTGCACATTCGACTGAAGCTTTTTTTCCAGCCTTATCGTTATCAAATAAAAATATTACGTTTTCAAATTTTTCTATCCACTCTAATGATTTCTTAATATATTTTTTTGCTGAAGCTGAACCACTCGGTACAGAAACTACAGGCCATTTATTACCTTGTATTTTCGATACTGACATAGCGTCAATTTCACCTTCACAAATGACCAACATTTTTCCTGAATCCCTCCATTTGTTTTGGCCAAATAAACCAACTTCCTCCATATCACCTAACCAAATAAATTTTTTATCTGGGAAGCGAATATGTTGAGCAATTAGTTCGTGTTCTTTATTATAATAAGGAGCTATATGAACCGGTTGATTATTATAGTTACCTATTTGATAACCAAAATGTTTGCAGGTTTCTGTATCAATTTTTCTTTTAACTAAGTTTTTATAATCTCCAGTAATCATATCTGTTTTTTCTTTAAATTCTGTTTTTAATTCTTCTTCTGACTTCTCAAAGTATTGGCAGGAAAAACAATAGCCGTGACCATCTGAATACCTAGCCAGATTATCGCCAGCATTGTCACGATGATTAGTCCTACATTCAGGACACTGTTCATAATTAAGGAATGTAACTTCTTCATCAGTCTCGTTCATCATTGGGTAGATAATCGCCTTCTATCCAGTCGAGCTCAATCTTCTTCCATTTTTCTACGTCAAATGAAGGACACTTTTTAGTATCACTAAATTTATAATGTCCACAAATTTCTGCCTCAGGATATTTGTTATGTAATTGTATTATTAATTCTTTTAATGATGTCCATTGAGAACCATCAAAATTATCTTCCCACTGCTCTATGTTATTTTCTGAAACTCCTCCGACCATACAAATAGAAATGCTATCGTGATTTCTTCCACGACAGTGAGCACCAACTTCATCATCGGCTCTTCCTTGTTGAACTATTCCATTTTTTCTACGAATTATTTTATGATAGCCACAGCCAAACCAACCTTTAGCACGATGCCATTGGTCAATTTCATCAAACCCTATATCCATTGAAGGTTTAGTTGCTGAACAATGTATTATTATATATTTAGTTTCTTTTCTCATTTTGATTTTTTAATATCTCCTTCACCCATTCTTCAGGTAAAAATTGTTTTGTTGATGCAATACAGTGATACTTAAATCCTTTAAGCTCACACCATTTTGCGTAAGTTGTTTTTGATTTTTTTCCAATGCGATTTTTGGAATTTGAAAATACGAAGCGAATATCCAATTTAGGATATTGCTCTTTGATAAGTAAATGCTTCTTTCTGTCTGCGGTTACGAAGTGACCTTTAGTTTCAAATATTATTGATAAACATTTGAAGTCAGGTGTGTACCTAGAAGCTTTAGAAGGCTTGAGGTAAGAGATAGTAAAACTCTCATAAAGAAAGTTTATTTTCTTTTGTATAAGAAATTTATTAAACTCTTCCTCAAGTTTACTTTTAAATTTAGAAGTCTGCTGAAGAGTTGTTTTCTTTTGAAATTTCTTCTTCATCAGATTCATTCTTAG